TTGAATCCGCCGAGGGCAACTTCGGCCCCCAGATGGTGTTCAAGGGCAACGCCGACGACATCGTATTCATCAGCGAGATGAGCGGGGCCAAGGGCCTAGCGCGGCTCAACCTGACCCCCGAAACCGCCATCGGGAAGGCGCTGACGCTGGAGCAGATCAAGAAGGACGGCAAGACGTTCACGAACATCCACTTGGCGGGCAACGCACCGGCTGGGGCGGCTCAGGCGGCTCCGGTGGCGCGAGCGGCGACCCCGCCGATGGATGTGGCGGCACTGGGCGCGATCTACAACCAGTGCGTCGATCAGGCGATGGCAACCCTCGGCGTCAAGTGCGAGGCGCTGGGCCTTCCGATTGATGCCAGCGCGATTCAGGCGGCAGCGGCCACCCTCTTTATCAAGGCGACCCGCTAATGCCGACCCTCGACTTCACCCCGATGGAACACGCCACGCTGATATCGCTGGCCGCGCTGGGCATTGCGGTCATGCAGAACGACGAGGAGCGCGGGAAGGAGCATATCGGCATCCTCTCGTCGCCCGGCGTAGAGGAGGCAGCGGAGGCCGTCCTGACCAAGCTGGTGGCACCGCTGATGCCGCAGGAGCCGCCGAAGCTCCACTTGGAGTCCTGATGGGCACGATCACCAACGTCCACGGCTTGCCACAGAGTATCGTGGCAGCTGTGACGGCGGACCCGTATGTGGGGGGCGGGGACATCAGTGTGACCAAGCTGATCGACGCCCCACAGATTCGGACGCTGATGGCGCAGCACAAGGATAAGATCACCACCGATGTCTCGGAGCGGATCTGGTCGCTGCTGGGACAGGCGGTGCATACAATTCTAGAACGGGCGGCACTCCGGCAGGAGGGCATGGTGGCAGAAGATCGCCTGTATGCCGAGGTCGCGGGGTGGCAGGTCTCTGGGCAGTTTGATGTCATACAGATGGATACGGGCGTCCTGAGCGACTACAAGGTGACGACCGTGTACAAGCTCCAGAACATTGACGGCTGGACGCAGCAGCTCAACGTGCTGCGCTGGCTGGCCCACAAGAACGGCATTGCCGTGACCTCGCTGGAGATCATTGCCCTCCTGCGCGACTGGAAGAAGGGGAAGGCCGAGCGCAAGCCCGACTCCTACCCGCAGACGCCGATTGTGCGGGTGGAGATCCCGCTCTGGTCGCTGGAGGAGGCCGAGGAGTACATTCTGGATCGGGTGCAGCTCCACCAGTACGCGCAGCAGGGTGGGCGCGTAGACTGCACAAACGAGGAGCGGTGGTACACCGGGACGCAGTTCGCGCTGATGAAGGAGGGCGGCAAGCGAGCGGTCAAGCTGTTCGACGAGCGCCCGACCGAGATTCCAGAAGGCCACCATGTAGAGGAGCGCCCGGGCGAGTACCGCCGCTGTGCGTCCCACTGCGAGGTGCGGCACTTCTGCCGTCAAGCACAGGAGACTGGACATGGATAACCCCCCAAAGCTCAGTATCCCTGAGCGCCGTGCGCTGATCGCGTCCCTCTATGCCCAGGGACAAACGACCAGACAGATTGCCGAACGGCTCGGCATTAGTTATCAAGCCGTGCATCAGATGTTGCAACGCCTCGACATCCCCCGCCGTCCGCGTGGCGGCAACATGGGCAGTCACTCCCGCCGCAAGAAATAACCCGATGACCCACCCCGCCATGACACCCAACCCGCTGCGCCGTTACGGGCCGACCCGCAAGGAACACCTGTCGTTTGCCAACCTGCTGGTGGGCGACATCCACGACCTGTACCCCGAGCGCGATGTGCCGCATCCCCATGTCCCGACCCGTACCGCCGTGCTGGACCTGCTGAAAGAAGGCGTGGAGCCGATGGACCTGCTCCGTGCGGCACGGAACTACGCCGCGTACTGCGAGAAGGAAGGCACCCCACCGAAGTACCGGATCGGCTCGACGCGCTTCTACCGCGACGGGATCTGGCAGCAGTTCAATCTCGTGACCGTACATGGCCGCACCCGCGAGGAGTGGGCACGGTCTGGGCAGGATGTGGCCGAGTTCGACCGACTGGCAGGTGGCGTATGAAGATCACGCGCACATCCTGTGTGACCGGCGAGGAGCGGTCCCGCCATATCCCGATCACCCAGGAGCAGGTGGACGCGATCCGTCACCTGACCGATCCGGCGCAGGTGGACGCCATCGTGCCCAACCTCACCCGTGCGGACCAGTGGTTCCTCGTGTTGGGGATCACGGACTACGAGTGGGATGCGCTGGGCGCTCCCGTTGACGAGGAGTGCTAACCTATGCCGCACAACATCAGTCTGCCGCGCCACCGCTATGTGTGGGTGGAAAGCGAAAGCGTCCTGTCCGACGAGTTTGACTTGCAAGCACGAACGCCAGCCGTGTGGTGGGGGGTCAGTGTCACCCCGAACCGAACGCTGGCCTGTCATGTCGTCCTAGAGAACGGCGCGATGGTGGTGGATCTCCCGCTCGACTGCTTGCGGTGGGTTGATCCGCTCTTTGAGAACGAGCGAACCGTACAGGAAGATGTCGCCTCCGCGACATGGGACTGCTATGGGTGGGATGCGGAGATCGTGTCCTGTGACTATCTGGATCAGATGCCCGTGACCATTCTGTGCGCGGACCACAAGGAAACGTCAGTGCGTGGATCGCTGTGGTTCGCCGTGGATCACAAGAAAGACGGCTTTAGCATGGAACCCGCGCAACACAAGCACCTGTGGGTCGTGGCCGTGGAGACTGGAGAGTTTATGTGGCTCCCACAAGACCAACTGTTGCTGCATGACAAGTCGTTTACCGATGTGCAAGGGATTCCGAAGATCAAGCGTCAGTCGGTGATTCGGAGCAACGAGTGAACCATCTCGACGCCCACGGGCTGCTGAAGTCCGCGCTGTTGCGTCGGAAGGGCACGAAGAAGTCGGGCGCAAAGCTCGCCTTCTGCTGCCCACGCCATACGGATAGCAATGCGTCCGCGTGGATGGGCGACCATGCGTGGGGCTGCTCGGCCTGTGGCTTTACCGAGCCGCTGCGCTCGCTGGCCGAGGAGCTGCACGTTGACCTCCCTGCCGCGACGGGCAGCAACGGCCTGACCCTGTTCGACTACGCCGAACACAAGAAGCTGGCCCTCGACTCGCTGGCGAAGTACGGCGTCACCGAACGGACAGGGAAGTACGGGGAGCCGCTGGTGGTCATTCCGTACTATGACGCGAACGGCACCGTGCTGCGAACCAAGCTGCGGACCCGCAAGGGCACGTTCTGGGACAAGGACGGGGAAGGCGCACCGCTCTACGGCCAGCAGGTATTGGCCGCAGCACCGAAGGATGCGCCCGTCCTACTTGTAGAGGGCGAGTCCGACTGTCACGCCGCGTGGCAGCGGGGCATCTGCGCGGTCGGCTTGCCGGGGGCGTCCCAGTGGCGTCCTGAGTATGCGACCCTGCTCGCCAACCGCACCGTGTATGTGTGGCAGGAGCCGGATCAAGGCGGGGCCACGCTGATTGCCTCCGTCGCCAAGTCGCTCCCCAAGGCCAAGGTGATCCGGGATGTGACGGTGGGCGGAACGGGGATCAAAGACCTGTGTGACCTGCACGGGGCGGTCAGCGACTTGGGCGAGGACTGGACCGCGATCTGGACGGCGCTGCTCAAGACCGCCACGCCTATCGGGGCAGAACCGCCCGTGGTCGCGTTCGACAGCATCACGGGCCTGACGCTCGAACGGATCTTTGAGCAGAAGCAAGCGCCGATTGAAGCGGTGCCTACGCCTCTGGCGCTGTGGAACCTCTGCTGTGGGGGCGGTGGTGGCGGGATCGGGTTGGCGCGAGGGTGGAACATCGTCATCGGCGCAAACACCGGCACGGGTAAGTCGTTGATTGCCTTGAACTTAGCGAACACCGCGATCCGTCACGGCGAGGTGGTCACTTTTATTTCGCTGGAGATGGGACGCGATGAGTTGGCGACCCGCTTCTTGGCGATCGCGGCGGATCTGCCGGTCAAGCAGTTAGAGCAGGGCAGCACGTTCGATCCGCTGACGTTCACGAAAGCGGCGATGGCCGTGGACGCCATCCATCGGGAAACGGGTGGGCACTTGATCGTGAACCGCCTCCCCATCAGCAAGATCGACGACATCGTTCACGCGATGCGCTACCACCACGACCATGCGGGGTGCAAGTATTTCATCGTGGACTACTTGCAGCTCATCTGGGCACCCAACGTCCAAGCCATCCACGACCGGATGGAGCTGGTGTCGCACCAACTGCGGGAAGCCGCCCTGTCGCTCGGGGTGACGCTCGTGACCCTCTCGCAGTTCAACCGCCAGACCTCGGCCAATCGGCAGGAGCGTCCGGTGGCGCAAGGGTTGATGGGTGGCAGCGCGGTGGAGAACGATGCCCACCAAGTCCTGCTATTCGACCACTCCCGCTTCATCCGCAACGGCCTCACGGCAGACACCTTTCTCATCATCGACAAGAACCGCCACGGCAGCGTGGAGGACATCCCCGTGCGGTGGAACTATCAGAACCTCAGACTGGAGCCACGGGTGGCCCCGCCGGAGAAGGACGGCTGGAGCGCCCGGATCGGGAGAAAGGACAAGTGAGCGCGGTGCGGACCATGACCTTTAGCGTCCCGTGGGCGGCACTGATTTCCGACAACCGGAAATACGTTACCGGCTACATTCTGAGCAAAGAGTACCGCGAGGCCAAGACGCTCATCGGGCAACTGGCGATGGCCGCTGCAAAGAAGGCGGGCTGGACGCGGCAGGAGGGGCGCTTGCTGATTGATGTGGTGGTGCGGGAGCCAGACAGGAGGCGGCGGGATCTCAACTACCAGAAGGCGTTCTTGGACGGCATCACCGACAGCGAGGCGATCTGGCACGACGACAGCCAGATCCGGCGAGCGGTGTGGGAGTTCGACGACCTGAACGAGCGGGACAAGACCAAGGCGGGGGCGGTTGTCACCATTGCCGTCCTTGACACGCCAGTATCAGCCCCATAAGTTGTCGGGCATGGGTAGTCTCTGGCGGGGTTTCCCATAGCATCCTCTTGGGTGGGTGTGCCAAAGCCCTCGGATTGTCTTCCGGGGGCTTTGTGCTACCTACCACTGCCAAGTGCCGTTAGATCGCGTTGACGGCCTTCCAGACGGCTTCCACGCCCCCAGTCTCTAGGAGCTTGGCGGCACTCGGGGATGGGCTCCGACGCATCGGGGCACCCCACTGAATGTGCGGGTAGTCGCGGAACGTCCAGTCACCACCCCAGACCAATCCCTGCGCTTTGGCGGCGGCTCCGAGCTGCTGCCACCACTGCATCGGAGCCTCCCAGCCCTTCGCCTGGTGGATGATGTCCGCCGCCAGCCCGTAGTGGTGCCAGGTGTCCAGCGCGGTTTCGCTGTGGGTGACGATGCCACGCCCGTCGTCATACTGCCGCCCAAAGCCATAGAGATACCGCTGCCGTGCGTCCGTCCGCAGCGTTTCCGCCACGGTCGCATACGGCACCGCCTCCAGCACCCGTTCGATCTTGGCGCGGAAGGCGGGAGCCAGTACGTCAAGGCTCTTGACCACCGCCACCGCCCGAGGGAGCGTTCCGCGCTTTGGCATTTACTTTGAGCCTTTTGCGTTGCGGTTATTCGCAGCAGACATCCCAAGCGTACCAGCAAGTGCGCCCATAAGTCCCGCCTTTCCGACGTTAGCGGGGTCAAACTTTGCGAAGCTGGAGCGCAAGTTCTCTGGCTTTAGTACCATGTAACTCACATCTCCTGCATGGCCGCTTTTGTACCGCTGTCCGCCTTCGATTGCGTTAACGTAAGGAATAACATCATACCCTTGCTCAAGAAGATCTTGCTTCATTAGCTGCTTAGCGGCAAGACGATCTGTTTCTCCAAGTTTCGGGGCGTTCTCTCTAATCCACTCCCCAACGTGCTTCTGGAACTCTCGCTCTGTCCACGGAGCGCCAGTGGCAGGGTTTAAGTACGGGCGCTCCGCTTTCATCATCAGTGGCATGATTGATGGGGCAAAATCTTCACGGAGAACACCTCCTTGTGCTGAAGCAGCCGCATTATCTGGCGACCATCCGCGCCGTGTATTTGCTGCTTTCGCGGATTGCATTTGCAACCCGCTTGGCGTGGAAAGCACATGGACAGCCCCAGCCCTGTCGTTCGCGCTTTTCTTCGTGCCAACATGGATCGCATTTAAGTCCATCAGCAATCCGTTGGATGGCTTTAGCTCGTCAATAGGGGTCGTGCGAGAAGTTGCATGATACACAGGCGAACTAAATCCCTGCTCTGCTGCCCGCGCCATACGACTTGGCGTATCCATAGGCAACGACTTCGCACCGCGCATCGCAGACTTCGCTACATCAGCCACTTCGTCCGCGTACTTCAACGCGCCAGCAAACGGAATTGCTCCGAGTGCTGCCATCCCCGCACCAGCATAGTCTCTGTCGGCAAGAGCGTTCGCTGTATCAAACAGGCCCATCGGAGTGCTTGTCGCTGGGGCAACACGCAACGCCTCTGGGATGGCCGTTGTTGCCATCTGCATGATGGCTTCTAGATCACCAATCCCCTGCCCCTGCCGCGCCGTTTCCGTAGCGTCACGGGGGACAAGCAAACCCTTGAGAGAACGGCGCGGAGGGATCATGAGAGGTTAGCCCTTCTTCTGCTTGGCGAAGTGCAGGACGTAGGCCACGGCCGCCGCAAGGATGCCCTTCACCGCGCCAGCGTCCAGCGTGTTGAGGCAGTTCTCCACGCCATTCGGATCACACGAGACATCCACGCCCGTCACCTGCGCCACGACGGTCAGCAGGACGGCAATGGCCGCGACCGCGAACCGCTTGGCCGTGATCGGCAGCGCATCGACCGTCTTCGATAGCGCCTTGATGCCCTGCATCAGGACGAAGGTGATCGGGCCGAGGAACAGGGGGAGGGTGGCCGACAGCAAGAGCTTGTTCATCACAACTCCACGTTAGGAATGAGAGTCCAGTCGCCCTTCCAGCTTGGCGACTTTGGTGAGGCTTTCCCGCACCAGCGTATAAATGTCGCTCATGTCTTTCCGCATATCACGCACATCGCGTTCCATCTTCTGCACGGTCGTCTTGAGTACCGCGTAGCTCATCAGCCCCCCGACCACCGCTGAAATAATCGGCACTAAGAGCGAAGTCATGGACATCCCAGTAGGGGGAGCGTTCTGGAGGACGGCACTGCTGACACCCAACAGGGCGCTGATCTTGAGGGAGGCTGATTCAGTGGTCATAGCCTACTGCCTAGCGTGAAGCGCCGATTGATGTGCCAGCGCGTTGTGCCATGCGCTGACCGAACGATCCGCCGCCTAGCCGTGCCGCAATGTCGGCAATGTCCCCTACACCACGGGGACCACCAGTCAGCAGTGTGCGAGCGCCCTGCGCTACGGCTCCACGAAGCGTACTTGGCATAGCCGTATTCGCTTCACGGATTGACGCGATGAGCGCCTGTGCAGCAGCTTCCCGCTCAGCTTGCGAAACATAGGGACGACTCATGCGCTCTACGAGGACTTCCCCGCCGACCTGCTCTGGAGCGCCAGCCCCAGTGCGAAGATATTCGCCAGTCTGTCGTCCACGGGTAATTGCCTTGCCAACATCCATTGCCTCAGCATACCCACGAATCCCCTTAGACAGCGGGCTGATATTGGAGTTCCCAATCAACGGCTGTGCGGCTTCATCAATGGCTGACAGGAACGGCGAGAGGATTGTTTTCTTGAAGACTGGCGACCCAGTAGCCGCCAATTTGCTATACGCTTCTGTCAAAACATTTGGGTCCGTTGCTGGAAGCCCAAGCGACTCGGCGGCTTCCGTAACAGCCTGACGCAACGGCTGTGACCGCTCATACAACTTGGCGAGTGCCGGAGTCACTTCAAGCTGGCCGATCTCGCGCCATTGGTTAATGATCTGCCCAGCTTCCTGCGCTTTGGCGGTCGCCTTAGCCGCCATCTTATCAATGGACTTGCCGAATCGCCCAGCAGCATAGGTGCCAGCCACTTCGCCAAGCCGACCGAATGGCAGAGAAATAGCAGCAGATTTCAGGGCTTCGGCCAACGGCGACTCGCCTTCCTCTGCCTGAGATGCCCCACGCGCCCCCTCAATCGCGGCGATCTGCGCTACTGTCTTCCCAGCTTTCGGCAACACCTTGCTCGCCAACGGAACCGCTGCCCGAGCGAACTGATAGGCTTTCCCAGTTCGTGCAGCAGCGCCAGCCATACCAGGGATGCTACTGAGAGCGGCTGCTGGGGCTGAGGCAAAGTATGGAGCAATCTCTCCAGCGAATTCGGCAACGGCAGACTTTCGAGGAGCGGCCTGTCGGTATTCACTCATATACTTCGCCAGCTTCTCGGCGTCAGCCTTCCCATCGCCACCAGATAGCGATGACAACGCTCCGACCATCTTCGGATACTGGCCGAACGTAACGGCGTTCATCGCCTGTCGCGTCATACCGACAACATCTTCTCGGGCAGTGGTGCCAGTGCGCCGGGGAGTCTCCGTCTTCTGAGCAGCAGGTCGTGGCGAAGCAACAGCCACTTCTGGCGATGAGCCGAACTCTCTGTCCAAATCTTCGGGCTTGTAGCCCATCTCAATCAGCTTCTTCCGCTCGGCGGCGCTAGGGGGTTGCATCGCCATCGTTACTTTCCTCCAGTGGTGGTTCCCTTACGCAGACGCCGCAGTGCTTCAGCCGCAGACGGCATAGCACCGCCAGTGGCAGGCTGTTGCTTCCCGCGCATGGCGTCCACACCCTCTCGCACACCAGCAAGAATGTCGTTGCGGAACGTCTGCACTTGTCCAATGGACTCCGCATCTGTGCCAGCAGGACCGATGCCAGCTAGCGTCTGCTCCATCTGCATCATCAAGTTGGAGCCACCACGAGGCGTGATTTCACGCACTGCACCAGAAATCCCCTTACCCGCACGGACATACCGAAGAAGCGCTGGATTCGGAGGCATCACACCAGGTATGCCTTTCGCCAACCGATCTTCCGCAACTGCCGACCCCTTCCCACCAGACAACGCAAATCGCGCTGCCTCAAGTTGGAGTGCGGTAATCTGCGCCTTCCCGTCAAGTACGTCCTTCTCAAAGCGGTCCATGAGCTTTGTGTTTGTTTCCAATAGATTCAGCGACGACGAAGCGCGAGCCACGCCCATTGCCTGTAGCCCACTCTGAATCTCATTGACACCCTCCGCGTCTTTCCGCTTGTCAGCCAAGTCTTGCCCACGACGAGCCGTAGCCGCGCTAATATCTTGCCCACGCTTAGTCGCCGCGACGGATGGGGTTTCCTCCACATCGGCATACTTCGCTTCAAGCGCTACGATACGCGCTGCTCGCTTTGGTTCAATGCCAGACGCAACAAGAAAGTCAACCTTGGCCTTGTTCGCTGCTGCATCTGCCTCAGCCTTGAGTCGTGCATCTTGCGCGGAGAGCGCTCGCTTGCCTTGCTCAATTCGCATCAAGGCATTGTACTCGCGCTGCGATTTCTCCTCCTCTGTCTCAGGCGGACGGAAGCCGAGCGTCCCAATGCCCTTGATTGTCGCTCGCGTTTCAGGGCTTGCTGGCTGCATCCCCTTCGCTCGCTCAAACTGACTGATCTTTGAGGAGTCTAGCGCCAGCGATACTGGCGAGGTCAACGGGCTGGTCGGCTGCTCCGCTACGCCAAATCCCCGCTTTTGTGCTGCGCCAAAGGCACGGCCCATCGTCGTGTCGAAGGCTGGCTTCGGCACCTCGGCGCTAATGTCGCCCACGATGTTCCGTGCCGCCTCATCCGGCGTTTCACGCACGGGGCCGGTCGCTCGGAAGCCCAACTGATTCAGCATTGCCAACTGCTTAATCTGCCGGTCCTCCTCGTCCTTCTGCGCCTGGAGGTCTTTGGCCTTCTTCGCTTCGTAGCCCTGAAACCCACCAGCCGCGCCACCCAAGAGATAGTCAAGTAGTGCCATCGTGTCCTCTGGTTATTCGCCGGTGCGGTAGGCGCGACCCGTATCGTCACGCAACACGCCATTCAGGAGCGTCAACGTCACCCCGAAGTAGGAGAACTTCTGCCCGTTCGCGTACCCGCTGAGATCGTTCGGGATCTGCGTAATTGCAATCGGCGTGTTCGGGTTCGTCGTGTCAGTCGGACCCCTCGGATTGGTGGTCGTCGGCGTGGTCGTGGTCGGCGTGGTCGTTGTGGTCGTGGTGGGCGTGTTCGTCGTCGTGGTGGTCGGCGTGGTCGTTGTGGTACGCGTGACGTTCGGACGCGGATACTTCGTCGGGTCCACACCCAGCGAACGGAGCAGGGACTCCCACGCTTCCACCGGAATCTCCCCAGCGTACATCCCACGGAGGATCTGCGCGATCTGCACCCCCTGGCTCAGGGTCAGCTCGCCCGTGCGAATCCCTTCCAGGACCTCGGCGCTGCGCTTCTGTTCGTCAAGCTGTGCGCCAGCGATGCGCTCACGGCTTCCCATCTCAGCGTACCCGAGGCCCAACTGCCCACGCTGGTACTCCGAGGTTGCCATATCACGGGCGCTCTGGAGATCCAACTCCCGCCCACGCAGCGCGGCTTCCTGCTGCAACTGTGCGGCACGGAGTTCGATGTCCGATTCCGTCTTGGTCAGATCGCTGAGGCCGGTGAAGTACATCTGCTGACGGCGCTGATCCGCCTCGGCTTGCTGCTGCAACAACTCCGCCTCAAAGCCAGCAATGGCTCGCGCTTGCTGCCCAGCCAGATCACCATAGCGACCGCCGCCAATCGTGGACGCACTCAAGCCACGCCGCGCCAGTTCTTCTTCCAGCCGTGAGCGTTCGGCCCCATACTGCGCGGCCAGTTCATCGGCCTTCGCCTTCCGCAGCGCCTCGTATGCCTGGCCCTGAATCTCGGACGGACCTTCCAGCTTGGTCAGTTGCTCCAAAAGCTTCGTGCGAAGATCTCGCGCCGCGTTCGACAGGTTCATCGTCGCGGGAGGTACTGCTCCCGTCGGCGCAGTAGGCGCAGTGTAGAACGGGGGAAGCGTCGGGATAGGCGTTCTCGGGATCAGCCCACCACCAGCCGTCGCAGGAGTGCCACCACCCGTCACGCCACCGCCCGTGGGTCCACTGACAGGAGTCCCAGTCGGACCACCCGTGGGGCCACTCGTCGGCGGGAACGGACCAAAGGGACCGGGGACATTGCTGCCCGTGCCCATCGTCGATACCCAGCGCCCGTTCTCAAACTTCCAACGGTTCGCTTCCGGCCCACGGGGAATCCATGACCCGGGTTCAATCTCCAGCCAGTTGTCCTTGTCGTAGGACCACGGGCCGTTCGGATCGTTCGGCGCAAACGAGGTGGTCGTCGGCGTCTGCTTGAGGACCGGCGTAGTCCCACCCGTGAGGAGATCCACCGCGCCAGCCGCTCCAGGCGTCCCACCGCCAGTCGGAGCCGTCAGCCCACCGAAGCGGGTGAGGAGGCCGAGGGTGCCCGTCTGCTGCGCTGCGGCAAGATCGTTCGCCAGATTGTCATACGCGGCACGACCGCCATACGGCTGGAACCCACGCGCCACTACTTCGTCATACGACAGCTTGCGGAGGCGAGGACCGCCCTCGCTGGCCGGGACGAAGGCGTAGTTGTACGGGATCTCACCGACGTTGTTCTGCGCCTTCCACGCCTGTTCTTCGGCGCGAACTTGGATGTCACGCTGGCTCTCAAACCGCAGCGGCCCTCTAACCGAGGCGATGTAGTTCTTGAGGGCATCCACCGTCATACCAGACTGCTGTGCGAGCGCGAAGTACTGCGACTCATTTGCGGGGATGCCGTACTGACGGAGGAACATCTCTACCCCGCTGGGGCCAAGCGTTCCTGCACTAAAGCCCTCGGGGAGATTGGCTTGCGTCTGCGCCAGCAGTTCAGGCGGCGTCAGCGCAGCGTACCCTCTAGGCATCCCATCGTTCGGAGCGCCAGCCCGTGCCTCAACCGTCCACACGCCACCACGCTTCGTCCATGTGACGCCCGTATCCGCCACAAACGTTGAGCCGTTCGGGGCAGTGGCAGGAGGCGGATTACCGGGGCCAAAGCGCGGGGCGTTCGCCACCGGCACTTCGACGTTGGAGTAGGTCGCCGTGTTGGTCGTCCGGTCGATCTGCGGAGTACCCGTGATCCCACCCGTGGCGCTATAGCCCATGCCAGCGGGAGCTGGTGGTACGACGGGAGTGGTCGGACCAGCACCGCCAGCACCACCGGCACCACCCGCACCGCCAGCACCGCCCGTGTCCTGCCCACCGCCACCGCGCTGCTCCTCCTCAATGTCCTCTGCCGAGCGAAGCCGCGAGGTAAGAGTGGACAGCATCGGGACCGGAGCCGCTGCACTCGGAGCCATTGCTGCTGCTTGCGGGGCCGCAGTCGGCGCAGCTGGAGCAGCTGGAGCAGTCGGAGCAGTCGGAGCCATCTCCGGCTGGAACATCGTGGCCGGAGTCGCGGTCTGTCCCAACTGGGCGCTCAGTGCGCCAAGCATCGGGGGCTGCTCTTGGAACGCCTGTGGCGCTTGCGCCATCTGCGGGGCAGGACGGGCACGGCCCTGCTTCTGGAGGTCGGCAAACGTATCGCCGCCCACCGTCCCCGGCGCTTGCTGCTGTTCGATCTGACCCGTACCCGCTGTGCCACCACCCGTGCGGGGCTGGGGACGATTGCCAAAGAGCTGCGTCTTTGGGCTGGGGAGCGAACCAAACGCGGTGTTAAAGGTTGCCATTAGGCACCCCCAAACATGGCACGAACCGCTGCGCGAGCCGCCATCAGTTCGTCTTCACGGCGCTTCCGGTCGGCTTCCTGCGCGGCGAGGATGTCCGCCTCTCGCGTCTTGAGGCCCAGCGTAGCATCGAACTGGCGCTGCGCTTGCTCCATCTTCTCGCGCTCAAAGTCCATCTGCCGGTTCGCCTGGCGCTCGCCATACAAGCCCTTGGCAATCCCGCCCAGCACTTCGGACGACCCTAGCTTGTTGCCCGTCTTCTGATTGGCAAGGCTAAACAACTGCTTGGCCCGCTCCGTGAGGGTGCCAGCGCCACCGCTGCCCGTCACCATCGTTTCGGGGCCACCAGTAACGCCCACCTTCATCAGCGCAGGGGGCAGCGTCTTTGCGCCGGTCAGGAGGCCCTTGACGCCCTGCGTCCCCTTGCCGAGCGCATAGCCCTCAATGCCACCGAGTGCGCCCTGTCCGATATCAAAGCCAATGCCGCGCTTGCCTTCACGGTCCAACCCACGGAACGCTGCGCCTGTCGCCGCGCCAGCCAACGGACCACCGAGAAGTGACGCGCCAATGGTCGCCCCCGTGCGGATCAATCCTTTGTTGCGGTCGTACAACCCCGCCAGCCCACCACGCTTTCGTGCCATGATCTGAGTCTCCCGTGAAGATTACTTGCGCTTCATAACGGCGGTGCGAGGCTTGCTCTTTTCCGGCATCTTGCCGTACGCCTTCTTCGGCGTGGCCTCGATCATCTCTTTCGCAACCTTGCGCGATGGGCCGTTCTTCACGGTGCCAGCGGCAGCGGCGTACATCAAACGCTGCTGACTACGACTCTTTATAGGCATTTAGCTCTCCTTAGTTTTACGCGCAACGGCGGCGTTGTCAACCAAATTCGGGAAGGGTCTTCCGGCAGCTTTTGCTCGCGCCTTCGCCTCCCGCTTCTGTGCAGGGGAGAGCTTTGTACGCTCCTTCTTGGGCAGCGGATTGTCTTTGCGCCAGAACACGGCTTTACGCTTAGGCATGGTTAGACCTTGGAGATGGTGCAGATGATAGATGCCGTGGACGGGTGGACCGCCGTGGACGGCAGGAACTCCAGCGTCACATCCAGATCGCTCACGGCCCAGTACAACTGGAGGTAGTCGTTCGCGGCCAGTTCGACGTAGTAATTCCACCCCGGCAACACATGGCCGTTGACCCCGCCGTGCCGCTCAGGGACGGACACCACGCCGTTCGACCCCGTGACGTAGGTGCTGTTCTTTGCCAGCCAGATGTTTACGTCATGGATCTGCGTGTCGGAATTGGTGAACTGCCCCGACCACTGGAAGTTGTACACCCCCGCCTGACTGACCGTGATCTTGGAGTTGGTCAGCCCCGTATCAATCGACACGCCATAGGCCGTATCAATCGTGTCGAACGTGATGAGCTTGGCCGTGTTGATTGAGGTGTGCGACTGGTCCGTAAAGTCTTGGAACGCGCCCCAGCGCCGTCCGCTCTGGCCCGTATCGCCAATGGTGATCCATGCGCCATTGACGTAGAAGTAGATCAGCCCCGTGTCCGTGCCGACGTACATCCCGCCGTTGGGCAGGACCGCAGGACGGAGCGCCAGCGTCCCAGACTGCACATGGATCAGCGAGTTGCCGTCATGCGCGGTGATGGCCGACCCCACCAGATTGTCATTGGCGCGGACGATATTGGCATCGACCGGCCCTTGCTGGTTGACCGGCGAGGGGAACGGATCGACCTTGTTGCGCCCGATCTGCGACTGCGTGTAGATGACATCGGCGGTCTGGCCGGTCAGCGTATAGCTGCCATGCGCGGCGACCAGCAGCGGCCCCTTGCGGAGATCCGCTGTCTGCCCTGCTAGACTGAACGCGCCATAGCCTGCCGCCACCCGTCGAGCGGGGATCAGCCCAGCCGCTTCGCCCGTGAAGGTGAAGTGCCCCGTATCCGGCGCAAAGGCGTAGCCCTTGCCGAACGCCGTCGCTTGGCCGTCCAGCGTGAACGTGCCGTGGTCTGCCGTGACGAGGCGAGTGACAGGGAAGCCAGCGTCCTGTCCCGTCAGCGCAAACGTCCCGTGGTCCAAGGGGAACGTGCGGCTGCTGGTTAGCGTAGCGTCTTGGCCCGACAGCGTGAAGGTGCCGTGGACAGGGCTAAAGGCATAGCCCAGCCCGAAGGCCGTGGACTGCCCATCCAGCGTGTACGTCCCGTGGTCCGCGACAAGGCGAGCGCCCTTGAGGAACGTGACCGCCTCACCCGAGAGCGTGTACGACCCGTGCGCGGCAGACAGGCTGAACGAGGCGCTGGTGGCTGCATCCTGCCCACTCAGCGTAAATGTGCCCACGGCGGCGATGAGGACTCGCGCCACCCCCGTCGAGGAGAGTGGCGCACCGCTGATCGGGAACCCAGAAAGCATCGGCTAGTCCCTTAGCGGGGAGGAAGCGGCCACGCGGGAGGATGGAACGGATCGGTCACGCTGCCCATGTAGTCCCGCAACTGCTGACGATAGACGCGCCATGCGGCCACCTGCTCCGGCGTCAGCGTCACATCGGGCAACTGCGTCCAGTCACAGGCCGTAAGCAGGGCGTTCTTCTTCCCGCGCAGTGCGTCAATACGCTGCTGCTTGACGGCTTCCATCTGCTCAGGCGTGTACGGCGTCAGGATATAGGTGTTCGTGTAGGCGTCCTCCGTCGCGTCCCAGACGATTGGTCCGTCCGCGCAGTTCTCAAACTGCGGGATCGGTGGCTGGTTCGTGTGCTTGAACACCTTGAAGCCGTAGTCCACCAAAAACGAATTGTCTGGCAGCTCAGGGAACGAAGTCTGCGGGTGGATCAGTCGGAAGTTGCTGTAGGTAATCGGGAAGCCTTCGGCGTGGCCGTCCACTTCCTTGATGACCAGCAGATCGGAATCAGAGAGAATGTTCATCGGTTATACGTCCGCTGCGTTAGAAGGATAGGATCGACCAGCTCCCCACATGATACGAACTGCGCCGTTGCCGCCACTTCTGTCATAATCCAGTTGCAAAAGTGTGCCACCTGAATCACCCGGTGGGTCCCATTTCCACCCGTAAACCCACGATGCGGCCCCGCCGCCATAGGCTCCACCAGTACCATCGCTTCCACCGACCCCGCCAGACCCACCATTGCCACCAGAGCCGGTGCTGTCGTTGTACACGCCACCAGCCCCACCAGAGCCAGAACTCCCAGTGCCCTTTATGCCAGTTCCTCCGCCAGCGCCGCCACCGTTGGAGTAATACTCCTCAAAGTATTGCGTACTATTAAATACCCCTGCCCCACCACCACCTCCTCCACCACCACCGCCAGAGCCGCTTCCGCCAGCAGAACCACTGTCAGTGGTATTGCCGCTATTGTTGTTACCGCCAGCACCACCAGCGCCACTGTACCCGCCAGCGCCGCCTCCGCCGCCGCCACCGTTGCCAGTACCACTACCAGAGCCGCTATACCCAACATTGGATGTGCCGCCAGCGCCACCAGAGCCGCCAGTCCCATAGGTGACAGAGCCGCCAGCTCCGCCGTTAAATCCAGACTGCCCACCAGACGCAGCGCAGGATGTGGTGTTGAAACTTGACGCGCCGCCATTGACTGTGCCACTTGATCCAGCACCAACGATCACGGTAATGCTCGCCCCCGGCGTAACGCTAATGGCATTGGCGTAGGCCAGACCACCGCCCCCGCCACCTTTGCATTGCGCTTGCGACACAGTGCTATCGGAGCGCGAGATTGCCCCGCCGCCGCCACCAATGCAACAGACATCAACGCTCGTCACGCCAGCGGGAACGGTAAACGTGTACGTCCCCGGCGTGGTGTACAACTGCTGCCCAGCTACGGCAGCTTTGTTGGTCATCCGTAGTCGATCTGCCAGCATCTTAGGTCGTCACGAAGTTTTGGGCAGCGGTCATGGCGTACCATGTCGTACCCGCGTTGTTGGTGTAGAACACGAACATATCAGAGCGCCCGTTCGTGGTCGTGATCGTCGGAGCAGTCCCACCCGGCCACTTCACCGCCGCAGGCCATGTGATCGTGTAGCTCGTGCCGTTGGCGTCAAAGATCAGCGTGAAGCTACAGGCGTTGCCGCTGGCGGCTGGATTGCTAATCGTCAGCGTCGAGATGTTCGCATTGCGCGTCACACGGAACACGTTGCCGTTTTCCAAGTTCAGCGTCAGCGTGTTGCTGCTAATCGCTGGCGTGGTGTACGTCTCGGCGTAGTCCGTAAAGCGCGGACGGCTGATGACGTTATCCGCCATCGACACCGTACCGCCCAACGTCAGCGCCGTAAGGGTGCCCACGCTGGTCAGCGAGGACGCCGTAACACCACTGGCAAGCGTTGCGCCCGTTAGTGTGCCAGCCGCCGCTGCCACCGTCCCGCTTGCGCCAAGGGCAATCGCGGTGCCGTTGACCGTCACGCTGCTATTGGTCAGCGCAGCGTTGCCAATGTTGGACAGCGTGTTGCTGGCCCCGCTGATCGTCTTGTTCGTCAGCGTGACGGCATCGACCGTCGTGACGGCACGATCCGCGACATAGGAACAGAAGACATCCTTAGTCCCCGCCGAGAACACCACCTTGGCGTCTGCGTTGGAGGACTGCAACACGGTGTCCCGTGAAAGCGTCCCTGCGCCGGTCGTGCCGATCCCGACCTCCCACTCACTCCCGCCAGCAATGACGTAATAGACCGATACGCCATTGCCGAACGCGGTCGTGAACGACTGGAAGCCTGTGGCTGCGCCGTCAAGCGTCAGCGTTCCGGTGCCAGTGGTTGTCGTACTTTCTTTGACGCGATCTGCTAATGCTGGCATAAGGCGGTCCTGTCAGAGAGAGAACTTAGGACAACTGGAGGATGCCGTTCGTGGCGTCAAAGTCCACCGTGAAGGTATCGCCCGAAGCCAGCGTCACGCTCGACCCGTAATCCCACCAGCCAATAAGGTCCTGGTTGGTTGCCGTGCTGTTGTAGAAAACGGCGTAACGAAGCGGACCCACCGCACCCGTGGCCGTGAACACCACATCGTTGCCGACCAGCTTGTACAAGCCGCTCGACTGCGCCGACGAGGTGATGGTGACGGTCGCGCCACCAGCGGTGTAGCCGTTGCCCGCCGAGATCTCCGTGATGTCCGCCTTCACGCTATTGGCCGACGACGGCGCGGTGTTGGTCAACATGATCTTGAGCGTGTCGGAGCCGAGGTTGTGCTTCTTTTCCGCGACCGCTTCGACGAAGGCGTTGAACTTGTTAAACGAAGCCATAGGTCATCTCTCAGTGGTTACAAGTTTTGTCCAGCAACGAAGCCGTACCATGTCGTCCCTGCGTCCATCGTCACGAACACCAGCACATCCACCTTGTTGTTGGTGGATGTCAGCGTCGGGGCCGTCCCACCGGGCCACTTGACTGCCGCGCCCCATGTGATCGTCCGGGCCGTGCCGTCCGCTTGCAGCTTGAGCGTGAACGATCCTGCCGTCCCGCTGGCCGGAGGATTGCTAATCGTCAGCGTGGTCACGTTGGCGTTCAGCGACACCTCAAAGACATTGCCGTTCTCCAAGTTCAACGTCAAGGTGCCGGTGGAGATGGTCGGCGCGGTGCGGGTTTCCCCGTAGTCTCGGAGGGTCGGGCGCTGCAAGGTGTTGTCCTGCAAGTTCGCCGTGCCGCCCAGCGTGAGGCCCGTCAGCGTCCCCACGGTGGTCAGCGAGGAGGTGACGACATTGGAGGCCAGCGTGGTCCCCGTCAGCGTCCCTGCCGCCCCAGCGGGGATGTTGGTCAGGTTCGCACCACTGACCGCTGGCAGGACCGAGGGGAACCGTGCGTCGGGCACCGTCCCGCTGCTCAGGTTGCTGGCGTTCAGGTTTGACGAGCTATTGAGATAGCTGATCTCCTCCCACGCCGAGCCGGTGTCAAACCAGAGCTTGACCGACCCCGTATCGGTCGTGAGCCACTTGCGCCCCGCCGACCCTGCCACGGGGCGAGTAGCCAGCGTGGAGGACTGGAGGTGGATGCCGCCGTCGTTGTCGTGATCGACGTAGGCGCTGCGTACTGTATTGTCGTTGGCCTTGACCACCGTGGCGTTGAGCGGGTCGCCGTTCGATGGGTTGGTAAAGGCGGCAACGCCGTGTTGCCCAACCGTTTGTCCCATTAGCGCCTCCCCAGCGCAAAGGTTTCCAACTGGAACCGACTAAAGATCGGCGCAGCGGTGCCCGAGTCGATGATGTACATATCGACATAATAGCCCGTTCCGCCCATAGGAATACGATAGTTGCGGCTGCTGGCCCCGCCCCACGTTCCTGACCCCCACGTTCCTGCGCCCCAGATACCGGCGCTCGAAAAGTCGGTCGGCAGGGTGTAGGCTCCCGCGTCCGTTTCCGTACTCCATGTGACGCTGGTGGACAGCGACCCCTTGAGCTGGGCGGTGAGGTAGCCCCAGCGCAGCGACTTGGCGAGCGCATCATCGCCGCAGTAGAGGCGGTGCATCTGCGCCGTCAGCGTGTAGGTGGTGCCGCCCGTCCCGTCCGCCAACTGGTTGTCCACGAACACCCCGCTGGCATCGCAGACCGTCACATACCCGTCCGCATCGCCCTTGAGGGTGGCGGGGAGGCCGTTGGAGTCCACCGAGTCGAACAGGGCGGTCGTGGAGGGCGAGACATAGCCCGTATCCCACGGGCCGGTCCACGCTTGCAGGATCGTGTGGTACGCGAACACGCCGTAGTTCGGGAAGCTAATCAGCAGCTCGCGGGTGGCCCGATTGAACGTGGCGCGGATGTTGGCAAAGTCGCTGGCCGACAGGCTGCGGATAATTGCCAGCGTCGGGTCTGGCGTATCGACCGTGCCGACCGGAGCCACCTCCGCCTCGTTGCAGCGGAACAACCCGCGCTCCGAGATGAAGAAGCCAAGGTTGCCGATGCTGACGATGGACTTGGGCGCGATGGTTCCGACATCTGCCGTCAAGCCTTGCGGGGCCACGTTGATGTCGTCCTGCCCGTAGCCCGTCAAGCGCGAGATACCGCGCCGGTGGAAGATCAAGAGCGAGGTATTGATTGACGCGAGGCCGACCACGGTTTCGTCGGAGAACGTGCGGACAATGATCTGCCCACCGCCTGACGCGCCCACGCCCAACGTATCACCGTTGTTCAGCGCCGAGTAGAAGATCGAATCGGGGAAGGTGCTGTTGCCGCACCCCCATAGCCGCTCGTTATGCACGACGATGGTTTCCACCGCAATCGTGCCAGCGAGGTTGGTGTTGAGCGCACTGCCCGTCCAGACGTTGAGCGTCCCGCCGTCTGCGATATAGACCACATCGGCGCTGCCATTCTGGAACTGGGCAAACGAGGGCGGGACCGTCGTGGACAGGCTTCCAGACTGCGCAACCCATGTCCACGGGTAGGTGGCGCTGAACGTGGAGGTGTAGAGCGTCCCGTTGCAGACCGCCATCAACTGCTGCGTCCCGCCGTCCTTGCGCCATGTGTAGCCGTTCAGCACGGCGGCACTGGCAAGGGGACTCGTCGAGGTCCGCTTGGTGCCCCCGCGCTTCGTGATCGCCCCGTAGTCCGTCAGCCGCGCATTGTCAGCCCGACGCAACTGGTTCGGGAGCAGCGCGGCGTCATCGGACACATTGTTCAACCCCCCGTCAAACTTGGGTTGCTGGTCAACGACCTTCTCGCGCCCCGCCGCCATTAGCCGCCGCTCCAGTCATACTTCTGGTCGGGGTAGGCCATGCGCGTCGGGTTGATCGTGTAGCGGCGAATGTCGTCCAGCAGCGTCTTGCGGTCGTCATCGGCCAGCGCCTTGAGGTTCGCTGCCGCTGCCGCTTCCGTGCCGCCCTTGAGGAGCAACTGCGCCGCCGCGTTCCAGACAAGAATGAGGTGGCAGTTGTCGGGGTAATCCACGACCGACGTATCGCTGGCAAGATCCAGCAGCGCGGTCGGCTTGTAGTTCACCCCGACGTACAGCCCCGTGCCAGAGGCGACAGGAAGGATCTGGACCCCCTGCCCGATGATGTAGTACAGGCGCGGGTAGGTCGGCAGATAGTTCGTCGTCGTCGCCAGCGGCACATCTTGGAATCGCGTCTGGTCGTACAGCACGTTGCCGTCGCTGACCGACATGACGCGATAGAAGTTCTGCTGCGTGTCGCCCGACCCTGCGTTGAGGGAGGCAAACGTAAACTGGCCGTTCACATCCGTCGTCACCTGCCGCAACCCGAAGGTGTAGTACGGCGCAGCGTTCAGGATGTTCGACCACTCGTTGTCAAACACGTTGTTGAGTACCGTCTTGATCGTGTTATCCGACCAGCGCGTAGATCCCACCGCGTCCATGTACTCGCGTGTGTCCGTGACAAGTTGCTGGAGGGTAACTGATGGCATGACAGTCTCTTAGGAGTTCTTGCGGGGGCGACCACGACCGCGCTTGGCGGTGCCAGACGGGTCTGCGCCATCCAACACTTCGGCAATCGCCGCTTCCACCGCCGCCTGTGCTGGCTGCGCGTTGAAGGCGTCGAGCGCATCAAGCATCCGGTTTACATCGGTGCGAGGGAACTCGCGGAACATCTTGGACAAATACCCCGGCGCAGAGTCGGGGGGACAGTCCATCGGCAGGTAGCCAATGATGTCATACGCTTGGGCGGGACTGTAGGACTCGTTCTGAATCCACTGCCGCCGCGTATCGTCGTCCGTCCATGTCAGGCACACACCCCATGCGCCTTGGACGAATCGGAGATGGAGGCCCGAATGGATCTCCCGAAGCCGCCGCTCAATCGTGGGCGACGGCTCAGGAGAGCCAAGGGCGTTCAAGAGAACGACCGGAGATGTCACTAGCCCTGCACCAGCAGCTCGACGTTGACCTGCAAATCCACTGCCGCCGTCGTCACGGTGTTGTTCGTCGTCACGACAAAGCGCACCGTATCGCCAACGTCCAGCGTCTTCTGCGCGTCCGTCAGCGTGGTGAGCAGCGTCACCGCCGTTCCTTCGTGCGCGACCAGCGCCTCCAGATCGACGTTGCCCGTCAGCGCCACCGCTGCGTCAGCCGACGCATCGTACTTCTGCAACACGCCAAGAATCGTCCCGCTCGTCGAAGCCGGAACCGTGCCAGCAGACACGACGGCGCGGTTGATGAGGCATACCGCAGGATGACCACCAAAGCTGTAGGTGGTCGTGGTGTTGTTGCCAATGGCCGCATCGCAGCGACCAGCCAGCAGGTTGGGGAACACCCCAAACCGACCCGGCAACGGCGCAAAGATATTGCCTACGCTCATGTAAGTCTCCGATGGGATCAAGGGCATGGATGGGGAGCGACCCAGAGTGAGCCGCCCCCCGATCCATTACTTAGACATGGCTGTAACGCGCCGTGTCGGTGTAGCCCGTGATGCTGCCGTGAGCGTTACGGGCAAGGCAGGCAAGGTTGCCGTACCAGCCGTAGGTCGTCTCGAACGCATCGCGGCCCTGAATCCAGCGCCACGGACCCGCACCCTCGAACTCGACGAAGCCCCAATCCTTCGCGTCCACCCACGCCAGCGACGGGAGGTGGAGGAGATAGATGGTGCCAGCCGGAACGTAGTAGTCCGTCACGCACGGGATACCGCAGACTTCAATGGCCTTGTAGCCGCCCTTGATCGTCGTGCTGAACTCGCTCGCCGTGAACCGACGCTGGCCGACCATGCTCTCCATGAGCTTCTTGGCAAGGCCCGGGGTCGTCATGAGGAGGAAGTCCTTCGGACGGGTCATCGCGTCCTTACCGGAACGACCCGAGATCTTCTGAATGAGATCCCAGATGTCCGATTCGGTCGGGGTGTTCGCGTCCGGCGTATCGGTCCCCGCCACCAGTCGGGTCGCATCCCAAATGCTGTAGGTGCTGGCCGACACATTGTGCAGCGAAGCATACGCCCCGCCACGGTTCGTGATGTTGATCAGACCGTTCATGGCGGCGTTGAACGAGGTGTCGCTCGCCGTCGCCTTCACGATCTTGTCCGTCGCAGCCATGCTGGAGATGGCCGTGCCCAGCGTCAGCGTGGCGTTGTCGCCGCTGTTGCTGATGGCGGTGATCGCCGAACGACCCAGCACGGCGTTGGACGAGGAGGTGTCCAGCACCGCGATGTAGTCGCCCACCGAGAGGAGGAGCGACCCCTGACCCGCCGACGCCACGCCATAGGGCGAGGACACGACGATTTCCGTGGTGCTAGTCACGGAGCCAATGAGCGCCACGATACCGTCCTGCTTGTTGTGCAAGGCCTGCTGCATGAGCAGCGAGGAGGCGTCCTTGATTTCTTCCATCGTCTTCTTGGCGATGGTCGTGAAGGCCGCGTCCTTGCTCTGGGTGCCGACGAACGCCAGCCCGTCGATCTGACGGGTCGTGTAGGCGCGGACGACACCAACGTTACCCTGCACTTCCTGCGCCGTGGTGTCGGGCGGGAAGTAGCCAGCGGACGAGAACGTCGCGCCAGCCGGACGGCCAACCACGACGTCAAAGAACACGTTGTTACCGCCCCAGCGCATGTTGCGGGGACCGCCAGCGCGACCCTTCTCAAGCTGCGCGAGCAGCGGGGTCACGAGGTTCTGCACCTTCTCGCGGAACTGGCTGTAGACGTTCTTCAGGAGGCCAGTAAGTTCCGCATCCGTAATAACCGTAGGATTCGGCATAAGTTAGTACCTGTTACGAGAGTGAGTTACCGGATGGATGACAACACTTCGTCCAGCGCACTGGACACCGCATCGTCAACCGAAGCAATTCGTGATGCCCGTGGCTTCTCTGTCGATGTTCCGCCAGAGCGTCCAATAGGCTTGGTGGCCTGACCGACCACCCGCTTGGCCTTCTGTGCGTCCACACGCGCTCGCTCCAGTTCCTTGCTCTCCTTCGCTTGTACGGGCGAAGGCGCAACGGGCTGGGCACGACGGCTATGCTGGAATTGCGCCCATGATGCCAAGTCATCCACGATGTACTTCCGCACCGCATCGTAACGTGACGCCGGAATGTATGGCTGCCCATTGGGAGCCACCTCGACGTGCGCTTGCATCGCGTAAGTAAACCGTTCTAACAGTTCGTCTGGAGCGATTGTCGGCAGTGCAGTCACAATCATGTCGATGGCTGGCGACACTTCGCTCTCGTAGAACTGCGCCCCACTGCGTTCAATATCGGCCATCTGGTACTGAACGCGCAAGTTTTCTGTTTCCCGCATCGCTCGCTCGGCACGTTTCTCCGGCGAGTTCTCTACTTCATACGCTTCACGCACGGCATACAAGAAGTCTTCGTCCGTGAGCAGTCGTTCGATCTGCGCTTCGCGCTCCTGCAACACGGTCGCGTACTGCTCCAACTCCTGCTGCGTGAGTTGCGCTTGCTGTTCCACCTGCTTGATCTGCTGTTCGCGCTCGGCGTTGTACACGCCCCACTGTGCGAGCTTCACCACTTGGTCAAGCCGGTCCTGCCGCACCTTTCCGTTGGCCTTGTACTCTACGACCAGATCGGGGATTTCGACTTCGCCTTCCGCGTCCTTGAGGGTGAACTCGGTCGCCAGCGCATCCTTCACCACGGGGACCGCGACATACCCTTCTGGGAGTTCGACGGCTGCTTCGTTTGCTGTCTCGTCGTCGGAAGACGTTACCGCTTCGTCTGCGTCGGTCGTGGGGTCGATGTCTGGTGCCGCCTCCACTTCCGGCGTGTCCGTCACGAGGGCTTCCGTGTCGTCTACGTCGGGAGTGGTGGGAGGCAGCGCAGAGTCTACCGCACTGGCAATCGCTTCGGAAATATCCACAAGATCCTCTTAGGGTTGACCCGACAGGGCATCGGCAGCTTGCGCGGCCTGTTCCGCTTCTGGGGTTCCCGTCAACTGCTGCTGGAGCATCCCAACAACACCGATTGGGGGGTTCCCAGACGCCAGCGGCATCTGTCCGGGGGAAATGGCGGGCACACTTGCGGCTGGCCCCACACCGGCAGGAGCAGGGGCGGGTGCGCCGCCCTGCGGTGGCATCCCTCCCTGTTTCTGCGTGGCTTGATTCGCCAAGGCCATCCACCGCTCTTGCGCGGCTTGGATGATCTCCGGCGACAAGTCGTCTTGCAGCAGGATCTCGCGCTCCAACACATCTTGGTGGATCGCTTCGTTGTCCTGCCAGCGCATATCGGGCACGAGTTCGCCAGAGCGGATCGCATCAGCGACACGCTTGGCTCGCGCCTCTTGATCTTCGTCGGGCGTCCCGATGTCCTTCGCCATCGCAAACATCTGGCGACGACGGTATTCCTTGAGGTCGATCACGCCCGTCTGGAGCCAGTTGTCTAGCAGGTAGAGGCGGAACGCCATCGGCATCGGCATCAGTGTCGCCGGTTCGACGCGCACATCCGACTGTCCATCGAAGTCACTGGCGCTGACCGCACGGGCCAAGTCGGGGCGATTCTTCCCAATCGCGCCCAGTGACCGGGGTAGAGAATAGCCCCACGCCATCGCAGCCATCGTGACCTTGCACCAGTCGGTGTAGGCATACGACAGGGCCGTGATGGGCGGCGAGAAGACGCGCTCCAACTGCTCACGGCTGGCGATGATCGCTCGACCCGATTCGCCAGTGACCTGCCCACGGCTGACCGCGTTCCAGCCGGACGCATCCTCAAACGCCGTCTTCTCCAGCGCCAAGGCTTCCTTCACGTCGTTCCCGACGCTGAAACCCTGCACCGGCTGGATGGTATCACTCATCGGTCCTGCGCCACGGACTTCGATCATGGAGGTCACGCCACCCATGAAGGTTTCCGTGGAGATCGCGTTCGGGCGCGTGAGGAACCGCCCACCCGCGTTCACGCGAATGTTCTCAACCCACTTGGACAGCAGCGCATTGACGCGCATCTGATGGTCAAGCCACTGCTCCATGATGGGGCGCGGATAGTACGACGGATCACTGGACCCATCACGCACCGCCACAACAGGGATCACGCCCCAGAGCAACGGGGACGGACCAAAGACCACGTTGTTGCCCACCACCACCATCTGCAACCCTTCGGGGAGGGCATCGGGATGGGGCGCAACGTAAACGGTGAGGCGCTCGGTCACATCCTCGTTCCGTAATCGTTGGCCTTCGCCTATGGTCGTTTGCGTCAACACCCACGACCCGATACCCTCAGCACCCGAATAGGTCGGCGCATTGCCGGGGGACTGCATCGTGTCCGACGCATCCAAGCCCGTCACGCCATACCGGAAACTGGCTTCTGACCGCGAGATCACTTCGCGGATGATGACCCAATACGGCGCTTGCGTAGCGGTCGCGTTCGGGCTGACCCGCACCTGCTCCACGCGCAACGTTTGACAGCCGATGTCGCCCAGCGGCTTGCGCTGACCGGGCCGCTCGCCAAGGCGCTCATCCCACGGGCCACGGTCGGGATCCCAGAACATATGCCAGAAGCTCAGGCCGTCCGTCTGCGCCCAGAACGCGGCTTCGCGTCCGATGCGCTGCATCTGCTGTTGCTCGTACTGGTACTCCAGCGCGAGCTGCTGCGCGGTGGCTTTGCGCTTGTCGTCAGGGTCTTGCGTCGAGGGCGTGACCGCGAAGCCCGGCTTCTGATCCATCATGATCTGGAGCCGCTGGTCCAGCGCCTTGTCGATCATGTTGTACACGACACGGGCAGCGTCACGCGGACGGGCCGGTTCACGCCACGGCCCAAGGCCCGAGGCCGAGATCCACTGCTGCCCAGCGCGGAACAAGCGGTTGCGCTCAACGAGGTGCAAGTGCATCTGCACCGACTCGCGGCGGCTCACCCATAGGCCGTGGCACCAGGACGCCCACGCTTGCATCGACTCCGCCATGTCTGGCGTGGCAAGGGGGAAGTCCGCGCCGTACATCGCCTTCTGGAGCGCGGAGAGATCTTCGTCCGGCGTTGCGCCCGTATCCTCTGGCGCGTTCGGTGCGACTTCCGCGTTCGGATCACGCGGCGTTTCCGCACTTAGCAGATCGACCATCATCTGCTCAAGGTTCATCCCTTCTTCTAACTCTGGCGTCAGCGGCAGCGTCATGTGTCTTACCCGTCAATGCGTCCAATGCCTACGGCGCTGCGGACCTTGTTCCAGTCACGCAACTCCTCAAACCGCTCACGCACAGCGCGGAGGACTTCTTCCTGCGCCCATGCTTCGCGCTCTTGCATCGCGTAGGCCACGAGGTCTTCTGGTACGTCAATCTCATCATACGCTGTCGCCGTTGCCGTTGCGCGATGTGGCGCAAACGCCAAGGCCACCTTGCACACACGGGATACCGACGCGAGAACGACCGCTGCCCATATTCCGTGTGCGAGGAGGGACATATCAGACGCCATTATACTTGAGCGTGATGACGGGCGAGCCGGACGTATAAGCACTGCACCGCGCTCGGACGCCGGAGTACGCCTGGGTGCTGGCGTTCCAAATCCCTGCTGCCGTCGCCGTGGTTACGGCAGTCGTCGCCGCCGGAGCCGACCCGACCGGCTGCATATGCAGCGCCACCCAGTTCGTGTTGTCGCAGGTCGCCTCAAAGGTGATCGTCGCGCTCAACGAGCCAGCGATCTGCACCGACACGTTCCCGCTCGACGGGAAGCCTACCAGTGTCGCGGCATCGTTCTGTGCTGCCACCGTCACACTGTTGCGCATCTGGTTGCCAACGGACATCGCCTACCTCCTCAGTCTTCGTGGTCAGTTACAGTCCCATGCCCGAAGCGACTTGTTGATCCGCGAGTTCGGATCGTTCGCCGTCTTCGCGCTGGTCAGCTTCTCCTTCATGCCCTTCATTACGAAATGTCCTCTGGAGCAATGTTTCCTCCCCAGTACACATCGCAATCACCACAAGCGCATGATCCTTCAAGATATAACGCTGCAAACCTAAGCAGTTCTGGATTGTCTCGAAACTGCCCAAGCCCCATGTTACATCTCATACAAAGACCACCGCGAACGTGGCCGGTTTTATGGTCATGATCTACCGCAAATGATTTCCCCTTTGGTTCTCCACAAATTATGCACTCGTCAAGCATACGAGCTTCTTTTGCCCGAACCTTGTCAGTAATGCCTTTGGGAAACATATTGCGTCCCTTGTAATCACTGCGGCACTTTCGGCACCACGAATCAAATCCGCTTTTCTTTTTGTTGTGCAACGGGAAAAACTCAACCGTAGCTGGTTTTTCCGTTTTGCACCGAGTGCATGTTAGCAGTCCCATTGACGCCTCGCTTTTCTCAAACGGCTGTCTGGGTTTTTTGCTGCTTCCGGCCACATTTTCATCTGACCAGCACTGCGCCGACAGAACGCCACCCGACGCTTGGCCTTGGTGGGCGACTGTGCTGCCGCTTCCTTCTTGACGGGCGGCTTAATGTCTCGGCCCTCAGCGCGAAGCGAGGCGCGGCCTTTGGCGTTCAGGCCACCCTCGGGGTTCTTCCCCTCAGCTCGTTGCCACGCTGGAGACTTCGGCATTACTCGTACTCGTCTTCGTCTTCTTCGTCTTCCGAGTCGTCTTCCGACTCGTTCATGTCTTCGTCGTCCATCTCGTCGGACTCGTCCTTGAGCAGCGCGAGTTCCGCCTTGAGATAGCCGATCTTTTCTTCGAGCGCGGCAATCTTGTCCGCTTTGGACATCTTCTCGTCCTGCTCGTCTTCGCCCTTGCCCATCGGACCGCCCATCGGGCCACCCATGCCCTTCGGCTTCCCAATGGCAATCATCACCGCTACGCCGGGGCCTTTGCCCTTGCGCTGCATGACGGGCTTCCGCTTGAGTTTGGCGGCGAGCTTGTTCTTCATGTCCTGTTGCTTGTTGGCGACCGCTTCCATTCCACGTTTCGGCATCTGAATTCCTCTTACCACCCGTCAGACGGGAGTTGTGACGTAAAATTGCCCACCGCCGTCAAAGACCGTGGCGGTCCTGACTCGCCATCCTCCACGTTACCGTCCCGTCCCCGTTCGCGCAATGGGAATGGCGTAAACTCTGCTGGCGGAACGCCTTGCACACGGTCCCACCCGTGCAATGCCAGCCCTAACGCCATCACGCCGTCGTCGTGGAAGCCAGAGGGCGCTTCATAGCGGACGCCCGAGGCGGTATAGGTGAACTCAAACGCTTCTAGCTCGGCAATCAGCCAGCCATCGGGCAGTTTTAGCTCATCGCTCTGAAACGCGGCGACCAATCGCTGCATCAAACGCAGTTTGGACGGCTGGGTGAACACATGGGGGCTGACATTCACCCCCATCTGCTGCAAATCCGCCACAATCGCATCGCCGACGCCCGTGGCATCCGCCACAATCGGGGTTTGGCCGACCATCTGGCGGATCTTGTCCTTAGTCGTCGCCCACGGCGCTTGCCACCGCTCTAGTGTGACGACTCGGCGGAAGGCGTCGAGGCCAACGACGACGGTGAAGTCCAACGAACGCGCCAAGTCCACGCCGTAGACGACGGGTTCGGCCTTGGGCTGTCCATCGTCGGGGGCAATGCTGCGTCGGATGGCGTCCAAGCCGAAGGGGTTCGCGCCATCATCTGTCGGAACGCCCTCGAACTCCTGCGCGAAGATCTCTGGGGGAAGTTCCTTACGCGCCAGTTCCACTTCTTCCGCTGGGATGTATGGATTTTCCAGTGTCGGAGCGCGAAAGCTCTGCCAATCCGCATCTTCGCCCAGTCCTCGGTTGAATAGGACCACAAATCCGTGGCGACGGCCCTTTGGTGTCCCCAAAATCAAGGCCCGACCCTTCAAGTCTACGAGCGTCGGACGGATTGCGGCTTGCCAGACCTCCAGCAAATCGCGCACAATCCCCGCCTCGTCGATCACCACCAGCGAATATTTACGCCCACGGGCCGGATCGGGCGTGTCGAGCGTCCAGACCTCGATAATGCCGCCCGTGACGAGCTCTAGCCGCTTGTCTTGCTCGGAAACACGAGCCGTGACGGGGGCCAGCCGGTCCACGATTTCCCGCCACGCCTCTAACGCGAGCTTGTAGCTGGGGGCAAACCAGCCAGCGGGGTTCCCTGCCAGCGCCACATCGCAGATTTCTCGGATGCCACAGGCGGACTTACCCCACCGACGCCCGCACATGACCACGCGGAACCGTGCGGGGTGGGTGGCAATGGCCGCTTGCCCCGGATGACGGCGGTGGAGGCGCACGACGGTTTCTGTCCCGCCCTTGTGCTTGCCCTTGGCGCTCGCCATCAGCCGAACCGCTCCCGCATCCGGGCGCTGGCGATCGCATCACAGACCGCCTCGACTAGCTCGTAGTTCATGCCATTTGATAATCCGGCATCATCAAGCGCCACATGGCACAACTCGTGGAACAGGACGCGCCACTGGTGCCGCTTGGTGGCCGTCTTGTCGAGCGTGATGGTCCGCGTGGACTCGTCCCAGATGCCCCAGCACTCGTCCCCATCGGGATGCTTGATCTTGGGCGACAGAACGACCGCGACATCCCCACCAGGAGCCATGATGCCCTTGGGCAGCGCCGGGAAACTGACCGACTTCTTGGACGGGGCCATGTTAGAGGGGCTGCGCGGTGACGGTTTTGCCCAGCGCCGCAATGGACGCTTGGCCGTTAACTACGTTGACGAGCTCCACCCCGTACAGGCCAGTCTCCTCGCCGTGGCTGACGATGGCGAACCCGTTGGTCCAGTTCGGGGCGCTGACGTAGCTGGGGTTCAAGTCGCACATACAGCCGATTTCGTAAGCGCGGCGGACCTGTTCAGGCCGGAGCCCGACCGCTGGGATGCGCTCCAGGCTGCTGCCCATCCGGTGCGTATGGCTATGCATCACGCTGCTATGCCACTTTTCGGCATGACCTCGGGCTGAATACGCCGCGTGTTTCCGTACCATGTCGCCGTGAATCACCAGCAGCTCGTCCGCGATCAGCGCATGGTCTTGCAGCCGGATCGGACACCACTCCGGGTAGAACCATGTCTCGTACCGCAGCAGTTCCTCGGCCTTCGGGTGCCCGTACAGCACGGGTACACGGTCACTGAGGTAGCGGTGCCATCGGCTGGCGGTGCCGTTCCCGCTGTGGTTGGCCTCGGTTTCCACGATGTCCATGTTCCACGCCGCGCTAATCTCGCGGACCAAGTGCAGGAACTTATGAAACTCGGTGACTTCCTGCCGCAAATCCCATGTGTACCGCTGATCCTTGGGATACCGGCTCACCGCCAGCAGGTCCACGGTGTCGCCGTTCAGGATAAGTCGTTGTGGGCGCAGGAGTTGGATCGTTTCCAGCAGCACCGCGACCGCCGTGTTGCTCTGCGCAGGGAAGTGAAAGTCGCCCGCGACCAGCGTAAACCCGTTCGCCTCGACCGTCCGCGTCGGTTTTTCCGGCGCAGGGAGCGCGACAGGACGCAGCCTGTCCAGCCACTCGGGGATTTTGTCCGCGTCGATCTTCGTGCTGGGGTCAAACATCGCTTTGTTGAGCGGCGTGACCTCGGGCCGACGATTGCGAACGACCCCGATCTGGAGGCCTTCTTGCTTGTTGTGAATTGACCCTGTGGACCGCCCCATGAGCTTGGCGATCTGCGCGATGGTGCATCCGGCTTCGGTCAGTTCGGTCAGCCGGTTCACCTCGTCATCAGTCCAGACCGTCCGCACACGCCTCCGGGTTGGTTACGCGGGGTGGCCCCTCGTTGGGCACCGCAATATACGGCTCACCACACTTTCCACACACCCCGTTCACCGGACGGCCCCACTCCTTGCACCACTGACAGCGGTGCAACGACTGCGACTGGGGGCGTAAAGGGGGCGTCATATAGCGGGGGTGGGAATCGAACCCACGACCTGTGGCGTATGAAGCCACCGAGCTACCACTGCTCCACCCCGCATCCTAGATCTCTAGATACCGAGAGATCTGTTGCTCGTTGCTTGTTCTCTGCTTTGACATATACACACTAACCCTGTGCGTTAGCACAGAACAAGCGAAGCGCGTTAGAGTTAACTACAGTAAACTCGTTAACTCGTTAACTACAGTATATATGTTGACAAGTACACATCACAATGTTGCTCTCGCTAACTCGTTGCGCTTGCACACGTTAGCCTATTGTAACAAGGGCTTGACAGGTTTTTAGGCTAGTCAATAGGACTTTCAGTCCTATTTGCCCTGTTCCTGCGCTCCAAACCGCCAGATCGGGCAAGCCCGATGGTCTTAGGACGTTTTTGCCGGTAATTCAGCGCAAGAGAGATGGTTCTCCAGCCAATCCCCTGCGCTGCAAGGGAGATGGGTGCAGGGCAGGATTTTCGCGCTTAGACTGGCGCAGACAGGATTCTCTGCTATTCGTCGTCGTCTTCGGACGGATTCAGCGCCATCGGCGTAGCAGCAGGGAGGCTCAGGATCACCGGCGTGGTCATCGCGGTCGCCACGGCGTTCCCGATCTGTTCTGCCGCCTTCGGGTTCCGCAACGGGGCGTCATCCTCGACGATCTTGACCTGCAACGTCTGTGCGCCTTGGTGTTCCACGGTCTGCTTCTCGCCGTACTCGCTCGGGTTCGCCTTCGACGCGGCCCACTTGAGCGTGTCAATCAGCACCCGATCCAGCGCCGTCGTGCTGGTCGTAGACTCCCGCGCAATGTGCAGCGCCTCCTCCGCGAACGCTTGCCCCAGCATCCGCTTCATGCGCTGGTACTGGGCGAACTGCTGCTCGTCCTCGACCACCCACCGCCGCACCTGCCCCTGCGACAAGACCTGCTCCCCCGTCTTCCCCGCCTTCCGCTGCTGCCGCGCAATGTCCCGCACCGTGTCCGCCAGCGTCTTCCCCTCCGCCATCCCGTCCAGCACCATCTCCACGGCCTCCCGCCGCTCCGCCTCCGTCCACCGGCTCGTCCGCGCCATATCCCGCCCCTTTGGGTGAAAGTGTGCCCACAACCTAGCCCCCCTCTGCGCCCTTGACAAGTACACCCTTGCTTGTGCGTTGACTTGTACCCGTGCGATCTGACCGTGAGGAGGTGGTATAGGAATCCAGACGGCGCTCGGCGGGGTATAGGGGGGGTCTTTACCACTTTAGCTAACCCGTTGAATTGCAATAACTTACGCCCTCTTGCCTCTAGTTCCTTGGCAAGTGAGCGGACAAAATGACCGATAATGCTAGATGAGAACGGTTCTCAACTCTAATGAGACGCGCACGGGAGCTGGCCGCCGCAATGGTAGGCGGCACCCCTTCCATCCCCCCACGTCGCCCCCTCTCATGTCCCCCCTAGCTTCCCCCCTAGTTCGCCCTGGTGCGCGATCACGTCCTCTACTTTCGCCTGGCGCGATCGATCGCTGTCCCCTATCCGTAGATATGGCAAGCGACACGAAAAATATTTTCATATTGCCCCTTGACATACTTTCGCGACGGGATATATTCCTAGTGTTCACTGTCGCACCCAACCCAACGCCAGAGACTCTAGCCATGACGAAGCGCGACCGTATCGAACTTGAGAAGGCCACCGCAGCCGCCGCCACCGACCCCCACTGGGCAGCGGCGACCCTCGCCGCCATGCACCGCAGCGCGGCCACCACGAAGGACGCCGCCGCCATTGCAAGCCTCGCCGCCACGCTGGGGCTCCCTGTGCGGTTCACGAACGGCTGCATGATCCCTGCCTGACCCCCTCCCCCAACCCAACCAGAGGAACCCCCACCATGACGAACGCAACCGACACTACCTACAACGGCTGGCCGAACTACGAAACGTGGCGTGTCAACTTGGAGATGTTCGACGGCCTGACCGTGGCCGACATTGCGTGCACGGATGACACCGCTGATTTTCTGTCGCTTTATGCCAGCGTCCCCGTGGCGGAAGGGGTGCTTGGCGAGATGTTGCGCGAGCAGGCCGAAGATCTAATTCATGAAACCAGCACGGAAGGAATCGCCCGTGACTATGCGTTCGCGTTCCTGTCGCGGGTGGATTGGCGCAACATTGCCGCTCACAAGATCAACGATTAGATGGCCGAAGAACTGACCGAATACCGCTAACCCCGCCCAGCGCCCCTAGCACCCACGCTGGGGGCTCCACCCTTCCCTTGAGGCCCCGCCCATGATCGATTTCTTAAACGACCCGATAGTACGCCGCGAACTAACGCTAGCGGTTACGTTCGCCCTGCAAGCTGGCCTAGCCATATCGCTGGCTTATCTGCTCTGCTCGCTCATTCGTCGCGTCACCCGCTAACCCAAACCGGAACCCCGCCCATGACCCCCGCCATGCAGCGCCTAGAATACTTACTAAATGCCAGTTTTACGCGATTTATAGATCGCCACCAAGACATATATCGGCGCGTAGAAAACGTGCAATGGTTCCGAGCGGCACGACTTGGGACGTTAGACACATTTGGGGGCCCCGAGCATTGCCGCCGCGTGATGTTAAACTGTGAACAGGAGATGGTGGCCCGCCCTGAACCGTGGCCGTGGGAACGGTAAGGCTGGCCCGCGCCTAGAAACACGCAACCCCCCGCCAGCCTTAAGCCGGTCGGGGGGCGCGATGTCCGGGAGTCCACAGCTCCCGAACTATTCACCTGTGCCCATGAGAGAGTTTACCCGGTCACCAAAGGGGTAACCGTGGGCGAGCCTACTCAAGCACAGTGACTACGTTTCCGGAGGGGCTACCCGGTCAGGTTCTCACGCTGCCGCCCTCGCCTGTCCGCTGGTACGCATGAACCAGTCCCGCCAGCTTGCCATTGGTGACCGGCCCCGTTGCTCTCCAGCAGTGCGGGGATTGTATTCGCGGCAAGCCTTCTTCCCGTTGTTTCTCGCGCCGCTGTGGACGGCCCGGAGGGTAACGGTGTCAGACACCCGCGCCAACGATATGTCCCCGCGCCAGCCAACGCAACGGACACGCGAGCGCCAATGGCCCGCGCCTGGGCAAGCGCAAAATGCCCGCGCAAGGGGAACCGTTCGCGCCCGCGCCATTGCCGGCAATAGTTTCGTAACCCTGGGCCATTGACAAGCTAGATAGCCGGTTGTACTTTCGTGTGGTAGGCCATTCACTCTTTCACGGAGCCGGTATGACGACTGCACAGAAGATCGAAAAGCTAGAAGCTCGCAGGGCGAACATCGTAGAGACTCGCGCCGAGTATGTCCGCATGGGACACGGGTTGTCGGTCATGATGTGCAACGGACTCATTGCCGAGTGCGACGAAAAGATTGCCCGCCTGAGCAAGAAACTCGCGCCAGCGTCATAACGCCACTCAGACACACCCAGGAGACTCGCCCGTGCCCCGCTATTCCCGCGCCACCATTGCCGCCACCGCCCTCGGGTGGGACTCAGCCGAGATGGCCGACGCCAGATACCAGCCCACCCGCTTTTACAATGTCCCCGTTTGGTCCGCTGATGACGGATTTATCACGGTCGCCACTCGCGCCGAACTCGCCCGCATGGACCAGCGGGGCGGTGGGGCGGAATGTTGGGATTGGGAGCCGCACCCCGACCAATTCGCGCAACGCCTCGCGACGAATATGAATCCCCCGCGCATTGTCTTTATCACTCGCGAAAATTCGTGACGCCAGCCTATTGACAAGGCAGCGGGGCGTGTTACTTTCGTACACGTTCCCGCGCCACCCTACCCCAACGATAGGAACCCCGCCCATGCCAGTAGACACAACCGACAGCGAGCGCAACGAACTGCTAGTCAATGTCCTCTCCCCTAGAGTGGAGAACGTTTCGATTAAGGTCCGCTGCGATAGCTGCGATACCGTAAACCATTGGCAACGGTGGCAGATGAGAGAAATACCGGAATGTCCGGGCGAGTCGGGGTGCGTGTGCTGGTATTGCGGTGATACAAATGCGCCCCCGTCCGTTGGGATGGCGATTTACGACTGGCTGGTGCAGGTGATGGACATGGATCAAGAGCGATCCAAGTAATACGCAAAACGCAAGAACCCAACCCCAATACCTAGAGGATTCCCGCCAGTGTCCAAAACCGCCGCCGATTGCTGTATCTGTGCCGTTGAACCCGCTACCGACCGTTTCGGCTGGTGTGACCGTTGCGCCGCGTTGTATGACCAGCCAACCGAGCCGGCCGAGGCCGAGGAGGAGGATATGGAGGCCCAATGGCTCAACGCCGTGCTGTTATCCACCCTGTTCAGCAACGCCGAGCACATGGAGCTGGCCCAGTGAGCGCCGTGATCCGCACCCGTGAAGTTCGTGGCCCGTCCGGACAGCTCGCTATCGTGTCCTCTGTCCGTGACTCGCGCTTCCTCCCCGTCCGGCATACGGTCGGGCGGGTGCTGCCCCGCTCGTGCCTCCCCGTGGCCGTGTTCATTGACGCTCCGCGCCCGGGGGATGTCGCCATTGGGTCCGCGACGGTCTTTCGGGGCAACTTCGCGGCAGCGGTAGCGTTCGCGGAAGCAATGGTCGCCGACCCCGATGCCACATGAAACTCCTCGCGCTGTGTCTCGCGCTCGTGGCCGTGGCTGGGACCGCGACCGTGTGGGTGCTGTGGCAGGACGGCTGGATATCGGCCCAGTGGCGCTCGTGGAGATCCAAGTGGCGGTCCCCACCGGCACGGGAGGCGGTGCCCCTGCCGGTGCCGTGCCTTGAACCTGCCGAGGAGGAGTGGGTGGAGATATGGGGCGAGATCCCCGGCCTCCCAGACGACCCCGCGCAATGGGACACCACGGTGCAGCAACGCATGGACGACATTGAAACCGTAGGCGAGCGCGACGGCTGGCGCTGTGGCCTCTGTCATACCCCAGCCGATCACCTGTATTTCATCGAACTGCACGACGACGGGACGCTATGCTGCGCCGTCTGTGCCCAAATCCTCGACGCGGGAGCCTTAGAGTGAGCGCGAATACTTTGCACGACAAGCTGGAACAGATCACCACGTTAGCGCGTGGCAAGCATGACGAAGGCGAGGCGATGTGCGCGATGGAAGCGGTCGCGTGGCTCGCTGGCGAACCGTGGAACGATGCCCCGCAGTGTGCCTCACCAGTGATCGCGGCGTTTATGCGATCATGGAATGATGCGCTCCCCGATGCTGATCGTGCGCGGCTGCTGCTCCCGTTGTTGCCTGATGTGATCGGAACGCGCACCACCGATGCCGATGACGAGACTCGCGCATGGATGGCGACGGACTGGCTGGTGAGGGTCAATGCTCCGGCGTGGTTGGACCTCACGCCGTGGCTTGAGGCCCACGCGGCGGCACTTCGGGCGCTTCCACCGATCATGTCGTCTGCTATCGCTCGGGACAGTCAGTTGGTCATCACGGCGGCAAGTGTTGCGGCAGGGGCTGCGGTAAGTGTTGCGGAATGGGCTGCGGCATGGGCTGCGACATGGGCTGCGGCAGGGGCTGCGGTAAGTGTTGCGACATGGGCTGCGGCAGGGGCTGCGGCAAGGGCTGCGGCATGGGCTGCGGCAGGGGCTGCGGCAAGGGCTGCGGCAGGGGCTGCGGCAAGGGATGCGGTAAGGGCTGCGGAATGGGCTGCGGCATGGGCTGCGGCAAGGGCTGCGGCAAGGGATGCGGTAAGTGTTTCTGCGGCTAGGGATGCACTCGCGCCCACCGTCACGACACTGCAAGCGTCCGCGCAGGACTTGGTGCGCCGGATGTGTGCGGTGGGGCGGGATGCAAGCGCATGAGTGCGACACCAGATCCGACCGACGCGAAAGCTGATGGCAACTTCGGGAGCGCGGGAGGCAATCACCGCGCCGGATACGGAGACAGACTCGCCAACGCCGAGAAGTGGGCACGGAAGGGCGGCACGTTGAACGCCGGAGAGGGGGCGATTTTGTGCGAGGAGATCGACCGGCTGCGCGAGGTAGTGAGAATGGCGTTCTTTGAGGGGGCTGCGCTTAACGGTCCCTGCGCGAGTGAGTGGGAATGGGAACAGTCAGAATCATGCAAGGCGCAGGAGGGCGCATGACCGACGAAACGAAGTACCTCAAAAGCCTTGAGCGTGAGACAGTTGAATACTTTCATGCGTTGCTCCCTGACGAACATGACCGCGAGTACCTCAGCGATGCAGACATCGAAGAAATGTGGGGCGAATACTCACGCTCCATGTTTGCATCGTGGTTGTGCCACGACAGTCTTACGGCAGATGTGGCACTTGGCATGGTCAGGGGATGGTCTGCGGCACGATACAAGAGGGTCGATCTAGAAAATGAGCGTGACGCTGCGGTGCAGGAGATCGACCGGCTGCGCGAACGGCTCGCCGCTGCGACACGGGTGACGGATGAGATGGTGGAGCGGGCGGCGGAGGCGCTGTATCTGCGCGGTGATCTGTCCCATTGGGGAACGTGGGAACAGGAGATATGGCGATACAAGGAGACGTACTACGAAGATGCCAGAGCTATTCTCGCAGCCGCGCTTGAGACGCAGGAGGGCGCATGAGCGCAAAGCAGGGGCTACGCTCTGGCGACCGCATCATGACCGGGACCGGCGCAAACCGGCGACGACTGACCACCGCAGAGGCAGAGGCAGGAGCATTGCCAGAGCTGATGACGAACGAGGAGTGGGACGCGATGCACACCGCATCTCACATGGCATCCTATGGCGCGTTTCTCTGGTGGAAGCGATACGCGCAACGAGTCATCCACCGCGAGAGGAATCCATGAGCGACGAGGAGCTGCCGAGGATCTTGCGGCAGATGGAAGTGCAGTGCTACACAGTGCTGCGAGCGATTCAAGAGTATCGCATAGAACCCAACGAGCGACGGCGCGACCAAGCCATCAACCGGATCGAACGGTCCTGCCTCCAGATCGCACAGACCATTGGCATCATGCCTGACGAGAAACGGATGTATGTGGACATCATCGCCAGATGCCGCGAAGAAGTTGATCGACTCACCCGCGCCAACATCCGAATCTTGGGCGGGACGCCACCCGAAGCGACCACGAAGGCCGCTTCACCAACCACCAACACCCCCAACAAATGACACCCGACACCCCCACCACCACGAAGGCCCGCCGCCTGTACCTGACCCACGGCACCAAGTACAAGCTGGAACTGCGAGACAAGCACAAGACCCAGACCAAAGGCGTGTGGAACGCCGAGAAGTTCTGCTGGATGTACAACATGGGGCGCAAGCGCATCCCCGTGGAGATGGTGCGCCGTGTGGCCGTGATTGACAGCACGATCACTGACCGCAGCGCCACCTACGGCTGGTTCCACACGATTGATGTGTTCCTCGACAAGTGGGATCCGCGCCAGCGCAACATCTGGGTCCATCCGTATGCCGGAGGCCGTCCGATTCAGCGACGGATTCCCCGTGTCTGAGGTGGACCCGACCGAGCAGGACCGGATCGACCCGCGTGACCCCGAGGTGCGCGTGACCCCGATGCCACCTTACGGAGAACCGCCCCGACTGCCGAAGTTCGTCCGCAAGGCCGGGGACATTCGCAAGGACATCATCCGAGCGTATGTGCGCCGAGGGGAGTCCGACCCGCTCAAGATCGCCAAGAGCGAGCGGTGTACGAAGGAGCTGATCCTGTACTACGCGAGGCGCATGGAGGACATCGCGGTGGAGATTTACCAGCCCAAGCCGGGGGTGCGCTCGAAAGCTCGCATCGTGCTGAAAGATCCATCGTTTGATAGACCCCTGTATTGACAAGATTGACAAGCTGCCATAGGTTGCATCACGAAGTCCCCACACACTTTCCCATGAGGATGTATGCCGATTCACAAGCTCGCCAACGGCCCGATCACGCTGAACCCTGTCACCGCCATTGAATCCGCCGAGGGCAACTTCGGCCCCCAGATGGTGTTCAAGGGCAACGCCGACGACATCGTATTCATCAGCGAGATGAGCGGGGCCAAGGGCCTAGCGCGGCTCAACCTGACCCCCGAAACCGCGATCGGTAAGGGGTTGACGCTGGAGCAGATCAAGAAGGACGGCAAGACGTTCACGAACATCCACTTGGCGGGCAACGCACCGGCTGGGGCGGCTCAGGCGGCTCCGGTGGCGCGAGCGGCGACCCCGCCGATG